CTCCTTCAACACCGCAGCCCAAAGCGTCACCTCATCCGTGCTGGTCATATCCAGCGCGGCGTGGGTTAGCCATTGGTTTGTGCCGTTGAATTGCGCTTTGAACGGGAATCCCACCGTGTCGTAATTGCTGGCGGTGGTTACGCGCTGGTAGCGTGTTGCGACTGAGCCGATTTCTAGTTGTACGCCACCAAGCCTAACTGTAAAATCGACTGCTTGTCCGACTGAGACAGACATATCAAAATCAAAGCGAATATGCACAGCGGTAGCAGTGCTCGGCACTACAAAAATGTCGCTGTAGCGTTGCAGGGCGGACAACCCCGAACCCCTAATCAATCCGATGCCTTGAGAAAGTAACAGCCCCCCTGAATTGTAAAAAAGAGGTGTAGACCTAAAAGCTAAAGGAAGATTACTAACAATAGATTGAAAGTTGTAGGAAATTGCAATAGATGAGCCCCCCACAACAGGATAACGCCCACCGTTGCTGTTGGCATTTGCTGCTACTAATAGTCTATTAACACCAACAGTAGTACCTTGGATACGAAATTGCCAGTAACCTGCGCCTAATTGGTCAACTCCACTTAAACCTTCAGTAGGGCCGATATTACCGCCGAATCCTTGTTCTAGTGCCCAGCCCGATGGGATAACCGTGCCCGATGCTCCTGCGCCTTCACTGTTAATACAAAGATTCACCCGAGCGCTCGCAGCAGGCCGGGCCATCGTGCTGGATTGCGTGAGCGGCAGGCCGGGAATTTCTCGGACTGAGATGTTGTCAAATTCAGAAAACTTGCCCGTGCCACTTTGCGGGTTTGCCAAGACGAATGTAGTTGATGTAGTTGCTGTAAACCATAAACCCCGCACAATTGTGGATGAGTTTATTTCACCCAATTGGTTGCCAGTGCTTGTTGTGCCTATCTTAAAGTACGCAACACCGGTGCCTGAAAAGAGGTTTGCTGTAGCGAGATATATTTTTCCAATTACAGTATTAAATGCTTGAAACGCAGCTACCCCTGTGTCAGATGTAACCCGCAACCTACCGTTCACCACAGAGAGCGTGCTGCCAACGTTTGCAGTCCAGCCAGCCGTATCAACATCGAACTCACCATTCACCACCAACTCCGGCCCACGGCTACCCGGCGCATACCGGCAATCAAGCACCAATCCAATTGGCTGCTCAAGCGCAAACACAGGCAGGGTGCCTGCTGAGTCCTGAAATATCATGCAGCGGGAAAGCTGCTCGGCAGTCCAGCCCGATGCCATGCCCCACACGCCAGCGGCTGTGTTCGCGCGAATCGCTTCGTCAATGTGCCAGCGAGCGCCTGGGGTTGTTTGGCCGTAGATGGCGCGGTAGATGTCAGTCAGCTGTGACACGCCTAAAGCTGCTGACATAGATGACATAAACATAGTTATTACCTTTACCAGAAAGCAACTAAGCTGGTTGCAGTTGTACCAGTTGCGGACACACGCGTGGCTTGAATTGGCAGGATGAACCCACTTGGCACACCAACCAGCAGCACAGAAGTACCGCCAATTGTGCAGGTAATATCACCACCGTTACCCACATAAACACCCCGAGTTGGGTTGATGTTTGCTGCGTCCGACGGTACAATTGCAGCAGCGAATCGCGCTGGATCACTTACGTTACTCATGATACTCTCCAGTTACTAAGTTAAGCCACGTTACCAAGGAGATGGCTGCTTACCAGCATTTCCCTGAAAGGATTGACATGATCTTTTTTGAATTCTGCTGCCATTTCAGCAAAGCCAGTGCGAGCAAACACAATGCCAGCTGCCCACATTGCCACTTCCTCTGGGTACGTAGTTGCTATCCAACTCTCGTACAAAACAGTGGACGTGTCCGGATTCTTGTAGTAGAACAGTTCCAACCTGCCGGTAGCAAGTTGCGGATAAATGCGGAGCGTGTCTCCGATTAAAGTGTACGCAGACAGTCGTCCGTTGCCGGCTGAATCGTACACATCATCTGCGTCACGGTAATCAAGCTTCTCAATGGGGCGAAAAGTAGCTGGCTCAATGCAGTGAATAAATGTAGGAGCTCGCAGCCGGCTAATAATGGTAGAAAGATTAGCAATGTCGTAGTAGCCAGCTCCATTACCAACCGCGTAAGTTAGTGGAGCACTAGCCAGATCACGTGGAAAGAAATCAACATGGTGAGCACGCAACGTAGCGCTTTTAATAGCTGCACGCGTAACTGCTGGGATTTCTGGGCGGCGAGTTTGTGCCACTACCAGGGCTTCCATCTCAGCAAATGTAGTCATGTACTCACCTTGTTAACTTAAGCGCGAATTACGCGTTATGCAGAAGTACCAGCGGACTTGCCTGCTTCATCGGCCAGTGCTTTCTCAGCAGCAGTAACAGCCTCAATGCCAGCTTGCTCAGTGAAAATCATGCTAGTAGAGCGGTTTGCGATTTTGTTGAGTTCTGCAACAATAGCAGGATCGTGGGTGACAAAGCGGCCACCGAGGAATTGCAGTTCCAAACCATCAGGCATGATGAACCGAGCACCAGGAATGCGGTGGTAATAAGTAGCTGCATTTGGGTCTGCCAGCGCAGCTTGAGTAGATGCTTGCTTCTCACCACTACGTAGCACAAGCGCTGTGCTGGTGGGCTCAATGACTGGGGCTGCTGCGGGGAGTTGCTGCTTAGCAGCAGATGATACGATGCCGACGGCCATAGCGGTTTCCTTGGTTAAGTTTGGTAAGAAAGCTTGGTGCTTTCAGCGCAGAAGCCTCACAGAATTTCTCCTGTGAGGCATCTCAGATAAACGTAGCCAGGATCCCCCAGCTACTGCAAGCTCTCGGTTAACCAGCAGCTGCTGCCGTGAAGTTGTAGATGACGCCAAATGCTGCAGGGTTCTTGATCAGCGTAGTCAGCTCAGTAGTGAGGGTGCCACCTTCTGCATCCAGGCCGTTGTCAACCAAGGCACCCCCAGAGTTGTAGCTTGCATCACTGGTCTTGCGCAGGTAGGCAATGCTGAATGCATTCAAGTCGCAGATCAATGCCATGCGTGCCCACATGCTGTTGCCACCGTAAGCATTGAATAGCGGATGTTCAATAATTTCGAAGGTACCGCGCGGTGCTTTGATAGTGTCAATCTGCAGACCCCACGAAGTTTCTGCGGAAGTGATTGTGTACGCAGAGTTCAAACGTGCAATGTTGTGCATCACACGGCGCGAGGTGCCACCAACAAACATCGTGCGAATGTTGCCACCTTTAGGGTCAGTGACAGTTTGCAGAGTTGGGTCAAGTGCAGCTTCAAACTGAGTCCAGTTGGTGGTGGCACCCATGGTAGTCACGTTGCCAGGAGCAGCAGCCAACACACGTGGAATGATGCCTTCCTGGGTATGGAATGGCTGACCATTTCGCGTACCCATAAACTTCTGACCCCAGATCAGCGACTTCTCAATTGCTTGCGCGTGCATTGCTGCACAGTCTTGCTTGCCTTCGGAAACATAACCAGCACCTGCGATTTGAGGAATGGCAGCAGCGGTCTTGGTAACAGCCCAGGAGTTACGGAAGATCTGCGTGAAGTTGAGGTAACGCTCTGCGATGATAGACACAGCAGCAGGACGCACAGAACCTTCTTCAAATGCGTTACCAACTTGGCGCAAGTTATCAGCGTCGAGCAGTGCAGCAGCAGCAACCGTACCAACAGCGCGCTGTACAGTAATGCCAACACCAGTTGGCGTAGTCAGCACCAGCATCACTTCGTTGGTGCGCTCATTCAAGAGCATGTCACCAGGGACAATGTCAGTGTATGGTTGCAACACAAAGGTTGTGATACCGGCAGCAGCGCCACCTGCCATGTTGATACGCACAGCAGGAAACACCATGGTCTTGGAGAAGTAACCATGTTCAATGTCTTTGGCAGTTTCCTCCTTGAGCAGGCTGGTAAGGCCAAACAAGGGAGCAGTGCCATTAGGCATCAGTCGCACCATAGCTTGTGCAAAGCTAAGTGCGTTCAGATCAGCAGGAGCAGAAATTGAGGAGAGGAGACCGACTGGCATGGGAGTATTTCCTTAAGAAAGAAGATGAGAATCAGTTGTCGAGAAGGTAAGCAAAGTTGGGCACTTTAGGTGCGTTTTTGGTAGCTTCAGCTTGGCGCTGAGGAGCAGTCATTGCACTGGACATCTCAGTGAAGTACTGTTCTGCTGTTTGTTGTACCACTTCTGGCGACAACTGCGGGTTATTCTGAGCAATCTGAGCTTTCACCGCAGCAAAGATGGGGGCAACTGCGGGGTTAGTCAGAGTTTCATTAGTAGTATTTTGCCCCCGGATCAGCGAGTTGCGAATACGCCCATCCAAAGAAGAATTCATGCGCTCAGCAGCAGTACGCGCGCCGTGCTCAGCCAGTCCGTGAGACAGCGTAGTAGCAGCAGAGAATGCCTCTCGCGCTGCAATGTTCATGGCTTCCGCAAACGCAGCAGCATCTCCACCCATTGCCTTTTGTATTGTTTCCTGCGGAATAGCAGCAGCAAAGTTTGCGCTTTGTACTTGTGCTTTAAACGCAGCAGGGTCAATTGGTGTCAACAGTGGATCATCCATTGTAAGCTGACGCGGGGCATTAGGGTCAACTGGTTTTGCTTTAAACATCTCAGCAAAGCGATCGAGCTTGGGGCTTTCTGGGCCACCTGCCGGTGCTGGGTTGTTATCACCCATAGCTGCTGGGTTAGCACCAGGATTAGCTGGTCCTGCCAGCTGGCTCGACACAGGGCCGCCAGTGGGAGCCGGAGCAGGAGTTGCTGGTTTGTCAGGAGTCTTGTTGAAAATACCGTTGAGAAAAGCCATGAGATTACTCCAGGTTGGAAGGTTGGTTGTGTGCAGATGCTTGGGTTAACTCGGCCATGAGTTCTGCGTAAGCTGATATGAAATTCTTCAGCCTCTCATGTTCGAGAATAGCTGCCATTTGCTGGGTGGGGTCGGCATGGTACGGCAGCTTACTTTCCACCGCTGCTTCTGCGTAGTCTGCAATCTTGTTTTGCAAATAAGCGAGAAACAACGGAGAAACATTCATGGCCATCACCTCAGTCTGAGGGCTCATGCGTATCTTGTTAAATCTGCCAGTCAAATCTGGTTGCAGATCGTAATCGTCTTGGTGTGCGGGCATGTCAGTGGTCCTAGTTGGTATTAGTATTGAGCACTTTCAGGGCCCACCGCAGGATTACCTGCTACTTCACCTGCTGCTGCGCCTTGTGCTTCTGCCTCTTTCATCTGCTGCACATTACTCAGGAACTGCTGCTGTTGCTGTGGATCACGCTTGAAGTCCTCCACCCAGTAAGCGCCCTTGAGCTTTGCCCAGTACAGGAACATTCCCATAATGTCATACTCAGCGGCGACACCCGGAATAGCTTGGCCAGTCTGCATGAACACAGTCAGCACTTCAGCATTCAGCATCTTATCTGCTGGCAGCATGCCGTCAGTCATCTTGAATTCCAGAATTGCTTTGCGAAGTTCCACGGGATCAACGTCGACAACTTCTTTGCTTTCCCTATTAAGAATCTGCCCAGCCGTCTGGTACTGTAGAGTATTACTTTTAATGATCTCTTTTGCAGGAGTCATAAACTGTTGCTCAATGGTCAATGACGCAAGTTCCTGCCGCGAATTACTGTTGCTCATTGTGGTATCAAACTCTGTCTTAGTCTTGTTACCCTTCTGGAACTGTCCGCGATCTACCTTGTTTTGGCCAGACGCTTGATCCGCCATACCTGATACCATCTCACTCATCTGCAAGTTACTGGCAGAGTTGTCATCCCGGTACGGAATCTGGTAAATAGCAGACTGCATGATATTACCATCACGTGCAATGTTAGCGTTACGCAGTGGAATACGGCTGGTGCTTGAAATAGGATCAATATCCTTCTTATCAATGAGTCGTGGATTGTAGATAAGACGGTCAAAGATCATACGACGCTTGGACTCAAGAGAGATGTTCCACAGACTAGAACTCATGTCTTGAAACGGCAACACGTTGTCAAGCATAGATTGAGTCTGGTAGCCCAAGCCATCTTCGTACGGTTGCATGATAAGAACAGGCAGCACGTCATGCCCAGTGTTCAGCTCTTCTACAAAAACCACCTTAGTCCAATTGACAATGATAGCATGAAAGATTTTAACTTGATTTCCAACAGCGCCAAAGTCTGCTGGTGTAGCGCGGCAGTAAAAGTGCGTAACAAGATAATGATCCTTGTAGTTGATCTTAGACTTCTGTGCACCAGCCAATCCCATCCAAGCACTCCAGTTTGTGTCACCCGGCACCATGCCGCTGCCCAAGCTAAGGTACTGGTTAATCTCAGGATGGTGATAATTCAAACCATAACCACTGTCACGACTGCTGCCAGCAAAAGAAGACTCGTAAGCTTCCGTAGCTTCCGTAGTCTTGCTAGGGTCAAGCGTAGCCATGAGCTGCTTGAGCTTCACACGCGACATGATCTTGTTCCATCCAAAAAACTCACCATCAGTGTGCATATTGGCCGGAGTAACTGTCATATCCATAAAACAGTTATACGGATCAAGACTATCAAAACAGTTACCACCGTAGGAATACTCTCGCAACGCTGCCTGGCCAGCTCGACTTCCTGGATCAGTACTTGTTACAACAGACTTAAGTGGTGTCTTCTTCCACGTCACTGCACAAGGGCCAAAGTTGTACTTGAAGCCATTGCGAAAAACTTGGGTAAGTTGACGTGCCCAACCGTAGCGCAATGACTGGTCACCAATAGCAGTCTCAAACTGCATTGCAGAACTCATCAACTTAGGGCTGCTAACAACACCAAAGATAGGGTAACTTGTCAAGAACACGGCCGCTTGGTGCGCAACAGCACTCTCAACCTGAGGCATTACAATAGGTACAGTCATGTCCTGAACCTTACGAGCGTCACCCCGCATGTTTGCACGAACAGCAGCAATGTGCTCTTTAGTAGTATTCAGTTGGCGCTGATAAGCACGATCACGATACAGTAGAAGCTGGCGAAAGTCAGATAGAGATGACTGGTTGCCTGTAGCGCGAAGCTTGGCGAATTCCAAGAATGCCTTGCGTTGCTGGATAGTCAACGTATTGACAATTGCGATCTTTGAATTGGTAGCCATACTTATCCTGGTTGGGGTGCGGGTTGGTTAGAATGGCAGAGCAAGATCACCCATGTGAGATGCTCCCTCCGATTCTTCATCAACATTAAAGATGTTTTTAACAATGAGTTCTGGGTACTCACGCATTACTTCTTCAACATATCCGATAGGGTCTATTATATCATCATTGTTGCTAGTCTTAAGTGGGTTCCAATCTACAGTCTGGGAGATAACATGCGACCGCACGCGAGAGTGCAGATAGATTTCACTTTTGAGGACGCGGATAAGTCCAGCCTTAATGCGAGAGTTCTTGTTACGCCCTTTTGGGGAGACTGGCATAAACTCAAACCCGCTGATTCCCTTATCCTCGCAATACTCATTAAACCAGAATAACAAAGTAGACTGGTATGCCACATCTTCCACACAGATGAGTCTAGTATTGTGCTTAATGCCCATGCCTATGGCAGTGGTGATTACTTCCTTAGGTGAGAATGTTCCAGCTTCTAGCCAGTCAAATATTGGCTTGCCGTCAACTACAGAGTAATGATTGATAGTGCAATCATCTCCTTGTTTCTTACCTGACGAGGGATCAATGAGAATAAACGATCCTTCCGCATCTGCATCTTCATAGTAATCTGGGATAACTGGAAACTTGTGAGGATCAATGCCACTCATGCCTGAAATTTCTGTGTTATTCAGAATTTCCGACGTGAAAATTTCTGGTTGGCCAATCTCTAGGAGTGCTTGATACTCAGACAGTAGATCCTCAGCAGGTTTTAGTTCCTCCCACAAGCTAGTCATGTCAGCAAGCAATCCACCAACAATGAGAGAAGTCCACTGGCTGTTATTTTTAAGCTTCTCAAGAATACAGTTGGTGGGGTACATGTTACCTACGTAGATGTAGGTGCAGTTATCATTACTGCGCGCCATGCCTAGGGTACCGAGAATCCAAGTGAGCAGTGACTTAGCTAGTTCTGCGTTTACAGAGTCCTCTTTTTTCTGTACGTCATCCATAATAATGACGTCAGGACGTGCATTCTTTCTGTTAATACCCCGCACGGCTGTGCCAGCTCCAATGGCGCGCAGAATAATGTTACGCCCCCGGAAATGGAATACTTTCAACGTCTGCGTGTCCACCTCAATAGCCAGATTCCACCTGCCGAACAAAGCTACAATGTTAGGAGAGGATAGAAAGTCACAGACATCAGCAAGAGTGTTAACTGCTAGCTCCTCTGCTGCGCCTACAATAAGTATAAACTTCTTGTGAGAGAATAAAATGTACCAGAGGCACAAGAGTTTGATGAATGTAGTCTTAGCAAACCCCCGGGGAATGCCAATAGCAAAGCGCTCAATCTTTTTAGTAAACGCGGTCAACATGCCAAACAAGGCAAGGTAAAACAGCGGAAATGCCAGGGTGAAATCCTCCGGCGCAGCTAACATGCCTAGAAAGTTCAAGTCTTTCTTTGCCAATGCCTGCGCTTCGTGCGCATCAGTGCCTAGATCTACGGTGTCATTGCTCATAGCATGTCCGGAGTTAACGCAGTGGGAAGTTTACGGGGGCTGCGGGGCGGAAGTGGCATCAATGCGCCTAGTCTTTCAGCTCCTTTCATATCATGACTGATAGCAGGCTTGAGTTTGTCTCCCATGCGCGCGGCCATGACAGCCTCCAGGGATGCGGGCGTTGCAGACACGAGAGTTTTGCCTTCTACTTCGATGATTTCATTCTGGCTATTAGTGAGATAGCGAGGAATAGCAGATGCTGGTAAGGTCAAGGTGACATTTAGATTGGTAACATTCGCAGTCACTGGCCCATCTTTACGTCTGCGTGCATTATTTAGGGTGCGGAATGCTGCCAGGGCTTGAGAAAAGTTAGCGAACCCTAGGCTTTTCTCAATACGCTCTAGTGCTTTCTCCTCCGCACTGTTCATGCGCTCGTCGTAGTCCACATCTTTCGTGGTTATAGCTACTGTTAGCTCAGCAATCATGGCAACAATCTCAGGATCAGCTCGTAGTTGTGATATGTATGATTCCTCACAGCCAACTGCGGCCGCTACTTGCTGAGTTGGTATGCCCTGTGCCAGGTACTTGGCTACTGTTTTCTTGTCAATCATAGGTCCCCCTAGTGGTTAGTGTGAATGCTGCAAATAAGCCCTAGGGCTTACCCAGTACTTTGTTGATGATTGACTGGGTGATGGGGTCAGCATCTACTTTAGGTGCCAAGCCAGGGTTATGAACAACATCAGCCGCGTGGGTGTCCATAAGGAACACTGGGTTTGTTGAGTAGTTGCCATCCTCAAACTGCTTTTGCACAAGTCTGGCCTCTACTTCACCTGGTAGCTTAGTATAGTAGCTGTGTGCCTTTTGCTTAACAGCAGTTAGCATCTCAAACAAACTACCTACAGCCCCAGGGTGCGCCAACACCTGGCTGCGGGACATACCAGAAATAGTTCCCATATCCAGCGGCCGCACGCTTCCCATAGCGCTACCGAAGTCTTCTGATATGTTACGTAGAAGTGACTCCGCAGTTGAGAACTCACCGTAGTTTCCATAGAAGTTCTCTGGGCTGCCACCTTTACCCATACCGTATGCTGTTTGCGCAGCGTGCTGTGACTCGTGCAGCAGTTTGCTGGCAGCTCTTTCTGGTGTTCGTGATAATCCTAACCCAATTGTGCTCAGACCCGGGGAATAGTAAGCACCTGAGCCATGTCCTGGGATTACCCTCGTCTGGGACAGCAACTGTGCCAGCTCACCTGGTAAGTCATCTGTGCGCATCATGTCAGATGCCATTACATTGTCAGCTTGCTTAGGAGCTGCTACTAAGTCACCAGGAAAAGCTTGGCGTAGCTTATTACCAGTTACGCGCCCAGTGTCAGGAATCACTGACTTGAGCTTACCATCTATGGGATCTACAAACATGCGAAACTTCTCGTACGCCTCCTCTATCTTCCCAGCGTCAATTAGCTTATGTGCTTTGCCAACTGCGAACGGAGCAATGCTTTTAGCTGGTACGATAATGCTTGTGAGCACATCCCCAGCAAGCGAATCTTGAGTGCCAACATTACTTGCTACTCTCGACATGGCAGCACGCTTTTGCCACTCCGGAACAAGGACACTCTTGCTCATGCTTGTTGCTGCATCTTCCTGTTGCTTATTTCTTCTATCGATGCCGTTGCCAACTACCTGTTGCGCGGCTAGCATCGGAGACGTGAGTGCATCACCAAGTGTACGCTTGAGTGAGTCTGCTGCTGAAAAGATGTTGGCAAGAAGGTTAGACATAGCAAGGCGTAGGTGAGAGAGGCCAGGTGACGAGTTATTATCTTATTATGGCGGCAAGGGTGAGAAGCCTGGTGTTACCCATGGCGCGAGAAGATGCTGGCATCTATTGTTTGTATATTTAAAAAATTTAGAAAGTTTGGGAGTGTTCCATAGGATATAGCGCTAGCCAGCCTTTGAAAAAGGCTCCTACCTCCCCTGCATTTGTGCGAAGCACACTCGATAGCGACCGTAGGGAGCGGCTGTTGCGCTATGTTAGTAAGCACTTACTTCGCTATCATGGTAATAAAAAACCCAGTAGTTAGCTGGGTTTCTGTATCAGTAGCTTAGGGTCTCTGTATCAGTATCAGAGTAAGTATCAGAGTAAGTATCAGAGTAAGTATCAGAGTAAGTCCATATCAAACGCTGGCTTTGCTGGCTTATTTCTGATTTGCTCAATTCTGCGGTTCATAAATGCCATAAGCTCGCTGTCATGGTCTTCCTCTTTCATCTTAACTTGCATGGTATCCAGTTCACTTTCTGTATACGTAGAAGTCTTGCCCGCAAGCTTGATAACTAGGTCAGCGAACGCGGATACTGCCTTACGGTACTGTGCGTTTATGAGATAACGCGGGTCATTGGTGAAACTGTTTCTAGTTACGCTGGCTTCCCATGCTTGCGTCAGTTCTTCCTTACTCAGCCAGTCGCTGTTACCGCTAGTTGCCTCCGTCAAGATTGCATCGGCTGAAAATATCGCATCATCTATTTCTGTAGGGAACACTGACATTTCACCTATGCGGCGTGTCAGTATGCTTTTCGCCGCTGTGTCCAGCACTGCACCCAGCAAGCTAGCATATGGAGCACCTTCTGTTCCGATACACGCTGTCATTGTCTGCCAGGCTTCAGTAGATATGATAACTGCGGCCATTCTGGCAGGGTTCCTAAACCGAGCTGTTATGGTGCGATGGGTTGTAGTGCTGTAACCTGCAATGCTGAGTGATTCAGCCGCGATTGCTGCGGGGGAAGTAAGTACTCTTACGTTTGACATGATGGTTTCCTAGCTATCCGTGTATAGAAGTGCATCACTCGCAGACGCTCCGCTGGTGATGGTGGAAGGTGGATAAATTCTGTTCACGTAGATATTATATAGTAGAAATTTGCACAATCAACCTCTTTTGTGAGGTTTTGCCCTGTTCGTGGGGATTATTTTATACTGTTACGTATTGTTACATGTCGGTGTAGTTGGTGGGTTCTCGAAAGAATAACTCTCAGAATGGTAATGGCATTGTCATCGTAACCATTGGCGTCGTAACCATTAGCACCATCATCGTCATTGGTATCATCGCTATCGCTATTGGTATTGGTATTGGTATCATCGCTATTGGGTGGGTTGGGTAATAGTATCCTGCTATTAGCGGCGCCAGGTCTACCACACACAGCATACAGAATCTAATAGTGTTAGAATTGCCACTTCACGGTGTGTGCTGGCATGGTAGCATTGCACGGTGTGGTGGCATTGTACGGTGTGGTAGCACTATGATAGTCTACAATGGCGTGTGATGGTGTGCCATTAATGATGTGCCATATATGCCTCTGTATAGCACGCCATATATGCCTCTGTTAAGTAGGTTTATATGGCAGATAACATTTGACCCCCCACATTCGACCCCCCTCCAACCGACCATGTATTGTTGGCATCTCAATAGATATGAGGGTATGATAGCATGATGGTAGGTAGATATATATGGTAGATAGATATATAAGATGGTAGGTATTGATGGTATTATGGGGGGTGTTTCTTTTATTTCAAATTAAATGGGGGTATATAAGATCAAATACCAAGACCCCTCAAAAACTAACTACTCTCTCCTCAGGCATTGTGGGCATCTATTTCCTCTACCTTCTATTGTGGGCAGCCATGCTAGTGTGATAAGCTACACCTAGCTACTCTGGTGTGATATTGAGATAGCAGGTATTCCTGCCGGGTTGAGGGGCGCAAGGTGGAAGGGGTCAAAACATGAGAGGCATAAAAGCCTCGAAAACAGAGGCATAAAATACAGCTTGACAGCGGCACGAACAGGTGTATAGTTACCTTAGCTAAGCCACACAGTGCACTTGCAAGTGCTAAGCCACACATATCAAGGCAAACAATGCACTTACAATGCAATCAGGCAAACACTTGCACTTGCATATCAAGGCAAAGCATCTACGCACCATCTGCGCAGCCATACATCAAAGGATACAACATGCCAACATTTGAACCCTGGGCAAATTTCAAGCAAGCACTCAAGGACTTGCAGGCTAAGTTAGAGCCTGGAATAACAGTGTCATTGCGTTACGATGAGGGAATACTGTACCCACAATACACAGTGAGAGCACAAAGAAAGGGAAAGAGAGAAACACTTGGAACCTTTTATACGGTGGCGGGGGCCAATGATGCACTGTATTCATTCAAGCGAACTGGGGCTGTTGTTATCAATGACGAAGAATACAAGGCTGCTGGAGTAGTCAAGACATTGAATGCTAATATGTTCATGCCTGCATCTCATGCAGGCGGTGAGAAGTTAGCATATGATAGGATTGTGGAGCTGCTTGGTATTAATAACATGCACACTTGGCAACTCTTTGGTGAGGAAGTTATTAGGCTTGTGACTGAGGATGAAGCGGTAGTTGTGTACCTCACTCCTGCCAGACAGACAGAGTTTAACAAGGAGCACAATGAGGCGCTTGACAACGCTGACACCGTCAGTCTTGACATCGCCAGTCTTGACAGTGGCAATGTCAAGCCATACATTAGTGATGCTGACTACAACAAGATGCTAGGATTAGATGATGAAGAAACCTGACAAGCCATGTACATGCATGCTATCAACGGCGGTATTAACCAAGCATAAAGTCATGAGAAATCTTTCTACTGTTGATGGAACTTTTTTCTTGTGCTAGTGTCAAACATTGGTAGGGATTTTCTCTGCGCCGTTAGTTTTCCTTCTCACTATTTCCTTATCCTGAAAGAATACTATGAACGTAACTACCCATACTAAGCCTCTTAATGACTCACAGTACCGTGCATTGTCTGGTCTTTTTAATGAGTGCAACTCTGACTTCTGGTTGATTAGTGAAGCCACACGTAGTGCATTCTTTGATCGCTTGTACGCTAATGGCGACGAAGTTAATAAGATTAAGGTAATCAAGGTAATCAAGGTGCGAGCAGTCAAGCCAACCAAGTCAGCATCAGACACTATTGATAACAGCGGAGCATAATAGTCATGACAACATCAAACACAATGGCTGAGATAGTTGCAGCCGCAAAAGCTAGACTGGCAGCGAAAGCTGCTACTGCTCAAGCACTTGCCCTTGCTTCATCCATTGCAGCAAATGACAAGGTTGCTACTGAGAGTGGAAACCTATCTGCTATGCAGTGGGGACAAGCTAACAAAGCCATACATACCAGCCAAGCTAGTGCACACAATAGCGCACACAATAGCCAAGCTACTGCACATAGTAGCCAAGCTAGTACCATTATTGCTAGTACCATCATTGCTGCTGTTGACGTGCCACTAACTCTGTCCTCTTTACCAGAGAATGCAGGCGAAAAGGTCCGCAACGCTACGACCTTTAACCCTGAGCAACTTGCGGCTATTGAGTTAGGTTTGCAAGGTAAGAGCTTTTGTCTTATTGGCGCGGCTGGCACTGGCAAAACTACTGTTACACAAGAACTCATTGGCAGGATTCAACGTGCTAGCCACATGGTGCCACTGAGTGCTGAGACTAAGCATCTCCCTAAAGGTGCGCCTGGTATTGTTATTTGTGGATTTACTAACAAAGCAGTGAACAACATCCGTAAGCGATTGCCGGAGCATCTACAAAAGCACTGCATTACTATTCATAAGCTGTTGGAGTATGCACCGAATTACTACGAGGTTGCAGATACCACAATGGAGGGCAAAATGACTACTACCATGAGGTTCGAGCCAAGCCGCAATAGTATGAATCCACTGCCGCATATTAGCACCATCATCTTTGAGGAATCAAGCATGATAGGTACAGACTTGTACGATCAAGTTATGAATGCACTGCCACTAAGCGCAAGGACGCAGTTTGTATTCTTGGGTGACTTGAATCAGCTTCCGCCGGTTTTTGGTCCCAGTATCTTGGGATTCAAGCTGGCAGAGCTGCGCACTATAGAACTGACTCATGTATATCGGCAGGCCTTGCTATCTCCCATTATTTCTATTGCTACCGCGTTGCGTACTAACACACAAGAGAAGGCATTATTTACTCCTTCTACTATTGCATGGCACGAGCTGGATAACATGGCCTTGCCGCGTAAACTGAATGAGCCAGTGACTATTGATCGCAAGGAGCATGGCAAGCTTACTATTCACCCGTGGAAAAAGCGTGTGGATTCTGACAATGCCATTAACATGATGAAGACATTCTTGCCTGCTAGTATCAAGGCTAAGACTTATGATCCTGAGAACGACATGATTCTGTGCCCATTTAACAAGTCTTTTGGTACGGTAGAACTGAACAGAATTATTGCTGACTATCTTGGCAAGACTCGCAAGGATGAAGATGGTAATGTTGGTGAGGTTGTACACGAGGTGATTGCTAGGTTTGAGCGCCACTATCTCGCTGTTGGTGATCGTGTACTAGTTGACAGGCATGAGGCTATCATCTTGCGCATTGCACCGACACCGGGTTATGCTGGCAAAGTTCCAGTTCTTGCTACTAAGACTCTTAATCGCTGGGGCGTTGATCCTGAGTCTACCATGAAGCAAGATGTACGCATGACTGCTGATGAAGTTCTTAATGCTTTGGACAATCTTGCTGGTGCTGACGAGTCTAGTAAGAACTTGGCCAGCCATACCATTACAGTCTACATTCCTGATCTTGACAAGAAGGAAATTCTGAATAATGCAGGCCAGCTGAATAGCATGCTGTTTGGCTATGCACTAACTGTCCATAAGAGCCAAGGCTCAGAGTGGCAGCGTGTGTTTCTATTCTTACACAATAGTCATGCAACCATGCTATCTCGTGAACTGCTTTATACTGCTGTTACCAGGGCTAAGCAAGAACTGTATATCATATGCGAGGGTGATATTGGCACCCATGCAAACAGTCTTAGTCGTGGGGCTGCTCGCCCGGTGATACCAGGGACTACCTTGTCAGAGAAGATTGCATTCTTTGCACATAAAGCTAAAGAGAGAGGAAGGGTAGCATCTAATAATGAAGACATGGAATAAATTTTACTCTCACTTTCTACTATTCACCTCACTTTTTCATTGGAATTATTATGTCCATACCTGCAAAGTCTTCTACCTCCCCGAAGCCCGCCCGTAATGCTAGCATTGCATCTAACATCATCTACTGCCCACGCAGCGGCCTTGCACTTGCCCGAGTAGAGGCACTGTGTTCTCATGGCTGGCCTGTTATAAATACACTGTCATCAGCAATAGATGGGCTATTGCATCCTGTCTATGCCATGCCACTAGAGAAACTCATTGTTAAACTCAAGCATGAATTAGAAGTTGCGGAGTCTATAGCATGGTGTAGCGTAGACAGTGACCAGCTTGAGTTACGGCTGAGCATTTCTGCCATTATGTATGCTATAGATGCTATCTGGCAACCTCATGCTACTGCTTTGCATCTCTGGAAGACTCTTACGCCAAGCTTGCCATCATGGGATGTTACGGTGGCAACAGGCGGGAGGCTTCTTAAGCTTGTGAGTTGGTACCACTACGCTACCAGCAAGCGTCTGGAGTTTCCCCTGTATCGCATAAGCGCTGCCAACAACAATCTAACATGGCAGAATCTGGCCTCGTGGGTAGACGAAGCGTTTGAGATAAAGACAGCATGGGAAACTGGCAAGTCTAACCTTAACACGGCTGAGCAAATAAAAGCTAGGACTGACGCACTGCTAACTGTAAATGCTTCTAGTGTGTACAAGCGCATTGATCTTACCAAGGTGTGGAACTGGATTGATATTCAGATGAAAAATGATCCACGTTACCCTGCTGGTAGGCGTGAGACATTTAAGACTATCTTCATGAGCGCAGATAGCAAGCCAGAGGAGTGGAACCTAGATGATGTTGAAGATGTGCAAATAGCTATTTTAGAGACTTGTGACGTTGGCAATGAGATCATGTTCTTCATACGTACTAGACTTAATAACACACACGCAATTATTCGTGATTTCTATTCTTCTTTCACACTGCTCAGTAACGTAGCAGGGCAGGGAACTAACGGTAACCAAGGAACAGACGAAGTGACTAAAGAAGAACGTGAAGCAACAAGTGAGTTCTTTGCTGGGTTTGACCGCAAGGCAGAAGCATTAGATGTTATGCCACCTGAACCTAAGCGAGATAGCTTTGCTACCTTGCCTAAGTTCTTACAAGCACAAGCTCAGTGGAGAATCCTCTCTCGCCGGCATGATATGAAGAATGGTGGGGATGGTAAGGTTAAGCCTGCTGTCGCAAAGCCTAGCATCTTTGACACAACACCTGACGCACCCTTTTAACTTTTTACTACAACAGAGAACAATCATGAGCCTCTTTCTTAAACTTTCTTCTCCTGACCGCCAGAAAACACAACTTGCTTATCGCGTCAAGTACTGGCCTATCAATGAACTTTCTGAGGCAGCCAAGTGTCTTTGCCACACTAACATTCGAGTTGTCATGACCAAGGCTGCGATTACTATCTCGCTATCAGAGTCTGCTAGCGCTATCTACCACCACGCTCGTTGGTATTCTATTGTGTGGGTGCATAATAACATGCCAACAGAAATGGAGTGGAACAAAGTACCAGATAACCAACTCCTCTACGTTAACTTCCGAGAGTCTCCTGCGATTGACAGTTACCGGGTGGCTATTATGTCCTTTGAGCTTCCCAAGGATAAGTGCGTAGTTGAGAAGCAGAAGATGTCGGCAGTGTTCTGAGTTACTACAAGACCTCGTATTACCAAGCAAATAATGATTAGTGCGAAGGGGTTGACAACGTATCGACCCTGTGAGACACTGATTGTTCTGGTTTGAGATTCACCAGTCAAAAGTTCTCAGCTTCCCTCTTGGCAACTTGCCACCAACCCGCTAGTAAATACTAGCAACCAACCGGAGCCTAACATGCCCACTACCAAGTCCAACAAATTCACTTTCAAGTCACGCGCTATTCGTGACGAAGCTGGCAACCAGATTGGCAAGACCAAGAAACAGCCAAGCTTGGAAGTTGGCTTGCCTATTCCTACTGCCGAGGAAGTCAGCATTTACCTGCTGGAGCCAGCAAGCAAGGAAGCTGTTCTTATCATGGATGCGATCGCTCGCATGTTTGTGGACGGTGCCCGTGAACAACTGGACGATGTGATCGAGTCCTTTGGCGATGATGATAGCAAGACTATCTCCGCTTCTGTGCTGGATTACTCCAAGCTTACGCTGGAATACATCGCCAATTTGCCGCCAACTCAGCGGGGTGCTACTGCGTTGGCAGATGAAGATTGGGAAGTGTTCTTTCAGGATTACGTTGCTGTTATGGTGGCTGCCACTGGCAAGCCAGCAGACAAGATCAACAACCACGTCAATCTGTTCAAGAAGCCTACCAAGGCTAAGGCGAACAAAGAAGTGCTGGGTGTGTTGGTTGACCAATTGGACATCTACATCGCATCTTCCAGCAACATCGAAGAAACCGGCCTTGCTGCTAGCCGCATCCGCGACAAGTACCAGCGCTGGATCGATGCTCCTGAAGCCACTATGGACATTGATTTGCTGTAAGCCCTGAGCTTACCAGGCAATCCAACATTTTTCGTGTTGTCTCCTGTGGCGAATCCAAGCGGATCAGGCAAACAGTTCCCTGCTTCTGTTTGCTATTGGCTAAGTTGCGTTAGCTAGTCACATTTAAAAGCCCAGTCGTTAGTTAATCACTAGCTTCTGGGCTTCTTTTTTGCCGGCATCCTTACATACCGTGCGTAATAGCACTGAGGATGCTGACCAAAGAGAAGGATAGAACTATGCGTACCTACAGTGCAGTGTGGAATGAGATAAAGAACAGCGGTAAGGCATCAGTCACGGTGTCTAAGGACCACGCACGCACTATGACAGCAGGAGTTATTGAAACTAAGAGTGACGAGAACACAGTTCGCCGCAAGGTTGGACTTGTGGGCTGGTCTAAGTTAAAGATAACACGCATACCTCTATCAGCTACACATATGCGAGTAGACTTTGAACTCGTGTACTCTACTAACCTATAACTATGCCCCCATTACCTTGCACACTAGATACTTTCAGTTCGCAGCTTCGCACAAAGAGTTTGTTTTACCACACAGCGCGGGGAGTAGCGTGGTATTTTACAACACAACATAATTCAGTTCCTGCACGGCATCCACTTGACTTACCTTATTGCTTGGGCTTGCGGGATAAACTTGCTTGGTGGCCTCCGGCAGTTTGCAGTGGAGCGCTTGGGCCATTGGTAGGCCAACAAGTTCTGTGGTTAGCAAGCAAGTACTGGAAGCAAGAACTGTGGGAGTTTCAAGCCTCTCGCCTTGCCAGCAGGCTAGCCTCGCTGCCATCTTTCACCATGCGAGTTGATGCGCTTACATTGACAGAGAAGATACTATCAGGAGTTAATATGAAAGAGCTACCGGAAATGAGCAAGTTGCCTAAGGAAGTAATGGATCGCTTGACTATGAATCTTGCAGCCTTGGAAGCTTCATTGCTTTCCAAAGATCCACAGATGAGCCAGCACTTGCGTAACAGTCATGCTTTGCTTGTCTCTTATCCAGAGACTGTGACGTTGTTGGATGATAGTGAGATTGCAATGCTTATCTCTGCTGCGCAAAGTCACACGCAAGTTGAGATTGTCAAGGCTGCTGCCAAGGGAAAAGGTAAGAGTGCTTCCGCTGTGGGCAAGCTGACTATCAATGATCTGTGAGGAGAGAGTCATGAACTTTGATGAACTCATGGAGACAGCAGTTACTGAAATAGTGCCGGGGACGGGAGCAAGTCCTGCTGCTGTGCAAGATCGCTATTCCCAGCTTGTTGCACACGGTAATTTGCGTACATACTCTACGACAGAAACCTTCCACAGTTGCCCGCGTAAGTTTGCTTTGCAGAAGATGCAAGCAGCACTTAACACTGAGGTGCGACTCAATACTACAACCTTTGCATTCGGTCACGCTGTTGGTGCAGGCGTTGCAGAGTTTGATGCTACTGAAGACATGAACAAAGCAGTGTGGGCTGCGTTCTTATCTTGGGACATGGACTTGCTTGCTGATGAACGTAAGCAGGGGCGTAAGAACGGTAAGAGTTTCCATGAAGCTGTGTGGGCACTTTATACGTACCGCACTTTCAGGGAAGAAGATACAGACTTGGGTGATTATGAGTCTGTTGGTATTGAAAAGACTATTGCTGTTGACTTTGGCGACGGTCACTTCTTTTCAGGTCACATCGACCAGCTTCTTCGTAACAAGTACACTGGCAAGTACCGAGTCAAGGAGAACAAGACTACAGGGCTGAGTAATATTGACCCCTGCATGTACAGTAACAGTGACCAAGCACTAGGTTATAGCACTGTTATTGACAGCCTTGGCGCTTCTGATTACGAAGTAATGTACACCATCTACTCTGCTACTGAGCAGCGGTGGGTGCAGTTCTCATTCATCAAGCCTGTATATAAGAAGGCTGAGTGGTTGCAAGATCAACTGCTTATCAACCAGCAGATTGATACCTACAGTGAGCTTCGTTTCTTTCCTAAGCGTGGCTCAAGTTGCTTTTCATACATGCGTAGGTGTGAATACTATGAGACTTGTGACCTGAGCTTTGCGTCTAGCTTTGGTCAGGAATTCATTGACTTGCCAAAGATTGCAAACATTGATAGCATCTCAGCTATCGAGCCGGTGGACTATGCCACTTCCCTTAACGATCTAGTTAAAGCACAAAAGGAGAACATGAAATGAACCTCGATGAGTACAAACAATCTGCCCGCGTCAAAGCCCTTGTTTACGGGCCACCTAAAAGTGGCAAGACTGCGCTTGTTGGCAAACTTGCTGCTAACTTCAACTTGCACTGGCTTGACCTTGAGAATGGTGTCAAGACTTTGCTTAATCCTGACATGCTCAATCCTAAGTTCAGGAAGAATGTCAACGTGATTACTGTACCAGATCACCGCATGTACCCTGTTGCTATTGACACAGTTCGTGCGGTACTCAAAGGTGGCAAGCGTCGCATTTGCTACAAGCACGGCAAAGTCAATTGCCCACTGTGCACCAAGGATGCTGAGGCTCGGTGGTCTGAGCTTGACATACTTACCTTTACGGACAGGGACATTCTTGTTATTGACAGCATGAGCCAGCTTGCTGCCAGTGCCATGAACAAAGTGGTGCATAAGGATATTACACACCCCACTACTGGCGAAGATTACAAGGCAACCTTTAACGATTACGCCAAGCAAGGCGCACTCATGGAAGAAGTTTTGTCTTTGATCCAAGTCATTGACCTGAACGTGGTTGTCATTAGCCATGAGATTGACAGTGAGAAAGCTGACAGTAGTAAGGAAGCTATCGTGCCAATGGCAGGAACCCGGAACTACTCTAAGATGTCAGGTAAGTTTTTTGACGAACTCGTGTATGTCAGCGTCATTAACAAGAAGCACAGTGTTATTAATTCCAGCATCTCATCTGCAACGGTATTGACAGGTGGCAGAAGTGGGGTTAAACTGGACAGTCTTAAAGATGCAGACATCTCTCTGCTGCCCTTGTTCGAGCGATTAGGAGTTAAACCATCATGAGCATTACGCATTCAATTAACCCAAACCAGTCATATAACTCTGTTGACACGCGGGGAACCAGGTATCCCGCGGCTGCGCACGCTGCTCCAGATCTTCCAAACGCCCACGTGGCTGGCGTGCTGACTGAATTCGGTCAACGTATGACTGACTTGCCAGAAGGCACTAGCTACGATGTTCGTCTTGCTGCTGCTCAGTCAGTTGGTCGCCGTGCTTCAGACCATCCTGACATTGAGGCCACGCTTCAGCAACGTGGCCTGCGTTACGGAGATTTCAGCGAGCACGCTGCTATTGCGCAGGAGTTACAAGACTGTATGCGTGCCAATGGTAAAGGTTGGCGCAAGCTGACTGTTGATAAGAAGCAGGCACTTACAGTTATTGCCGACAAGATCGCTCGCATCCTCTCAGGTGATCCTGAGTACGTTGATAACTGGCACGACATTCAAGGCTATGCTAAGCTTGCTGAGAATCGTTGCCAAGTTCCTAAGTAATAAAGTCACGTCTGTGACTAACCGCTGACAGGCCGGAAGTCTGTTAACTCTGGGCTTTGCCCTTGCTTTGATTGGAATTGAAATGTCTACGAATAACCCTGCACTGGCTGACTTCGATGCTTTGATGAATGCTTCGATGGATGACATTGATGACCTGCCTCCTATTGGTGTTCCTCCTACCGGCAGCTACGATTTGGAAGTCACTGCTACTCGCGAGAAGAGCGACAAAGGTAGCGAGTACATCAAGTTCTCTTACCTCATCAAGAACGTGAACGAAGTCAAGAACCCTGACGAAGCAGGCGAGTGTGCTGCTGACCAGAAGTTTATGGAGATGTTCTCACCGTTTAAGAAGGATGGTACGATCAACGAAATTGGTATGGGTATGTTGAAAGAACGCGTTGCTGTGTTCTCCGCATTCTTTGAAACTCCCAAGATCGGTGATACGCTGGAGCAGATCAAGTCTGTTGCAATTGTTGCTACCTTGACCCGGCGCGCCGACAAGCGTGAAGAAGGCCGTTTCAACTTCATGTTGAAAGACGTTACTATTGTGTAAGTTGTTGAGCTGCTAATGCTTGACTGCAAGCTCACTACTCAAAAAGTAGTGGGCTTTTTGTGTAAATGGCGTGGCTTTTATGCTCCGCTTTTTACCCAAGAAACTAAATAAACAGGATACTATATGGCGTCTTTTCTACCCAAAGCAGCACAGCAACCTACCAGCACAACTGTGGTAGGTATGTTTGGCACTCCCAATGATCGCAGTTACCTTCCGCAGTTCAGGGAGTTACTTGGTCCAGTGGCACTCAAGGTTCTGCTGGAGCCACTGGAGTATGCGGCTACAGTAGCAGCAAAGGTGAATGCGAACAAGATCACAGATATTGTATGCACCTGCCATGTCACTATGACTGCGCTGCTGCGTATGCTTCCTGATTTTAGTCGCCCGTTGAATAAGAATGGCGCGTTCAAGGTACTGTCAGTCAATGACTACCACGGTAGTTTCTTCACCATCCCAGGTAATGACGTTACAAGGTTGACTCACGATGTTAAAGTACTTATTCTCAATCCGCTTGAGCATCTCCGCACAGTTGCTGAAGCTTCGTTTGTGTTCAAGCGGCTTCTCACTAAGATTACGAAGCCGTCTGCTTGGTTCCCGCAAACCCAATTTACTTGGGAACTGTGGACTCCTGGCACAAGTGACAAGATTCTTGCAGAATTCTCTGGTGCGCGCTTGCTGGCGGTGGACATTGAGACTTATCGTGATGATGACCATCGCCGCATTCATTGTGTTGGCTATTGCGCTTTACTATCTGATGGTAGTACAAGGTCTGTCGTTGTACCCTTCAAATGTATGCTTGCGCACTCCTTTGTTCGGGCACTAAACGCCACACCTGTATCTAAGATTTTCCAGAATGGCATGTATGACAACCTGTACTTCTGGCGCTGGAACGTGCCAGTAACTGCATGGTTGCACGACACACAACATATGTTCCATTCCTGGTACGCAGAACTTCCTAAGAGGCTGGACTTCATTACTGCGTTTACCGTGCGTGAGGTGCGCTACTGGAAAGATGACAGCGCCGGCGGGGAGTACGAACTTTTTGAGTACAACGCTAAGGATTGTTGGTCTACTATGATGGCGTATCTTAGCCTTGTTAACGAGGTGCCGCCGTGGGCTATCAATAACTATCTCACTGAGTTTCCTCTTGTGTTCCCTTGCTTGCACATGGAGGCAGACGGACTAAGAGTTAACAAGGAAGTGTTTGATAGGAACAAGGCGAGAGCAGAGGAAAGACTTAAGATAGTAGCTGAGCCGCTTGCTAAGTGGATTGGCCCTAAGTTTAATCCTCGCAGCCCTGACCAAGTTAAGAGACTTCTTGTCTGCCTTGGTATGCCAAAGGACATTGATAGTTCCAACGTCAAGGAACTTAACAAGTGTGCAGCCGGTCATCCACTCAATGAGCGTATCATATCTGCCATCATTGAGTATCGTGAGCAAGCCAAGCTTCTTTCCACATATTTTATTTGGGATAAGTTTTGGCATGACAGGCTGTACTACAAGACCAACCCAGCAGGTACCGACAGTGGCAGGCTTGCCAGTACAGAGTCATCCTATTGGTGTGGCTTACAGATTCAAAACATTCCAGGCGGGCCGGATGTTAAAGATTATATTGAATGCGATGAAGGTTGGGATGGCTTTGCGGAAGGTGACTACGCACAGTCTGAAGCTCGCTGTGTTGGTTACCTTTCTGGGTGCCAGTCCCTCATTAACCTTGTGGAATCTGACAAAGACTACCATACGTGGAACGCACATAAGTTCTTTGGTGTTGCATACGAAGCAGTAGACAAGAAGCTTCGTGATCTATCTAAGCGAGTCAACCACGGCAGTAACTATAACATGGGTGCCGCTGTACTGCTTGATACGATGGGGCCTAAGAAAGCAGCAGAGGCTAGGATATTGCTAGGGCTGCCGGCCAAGTGGACGCTGATTCAGGTGTGCCAGCATTTGCTTAACACGTATGAGTCAACGTACCCAGAAGTAAAGAGAGATTGGTATGATGCTATCAAGCGTCAGATCAAGATGACTAAGAAGCTAGTATCGGAGCTTGGCTGGGTTCGCCACTTCTTTGCTGATCCAACAGGTAGTAAGCCTGCACTCAATTCAGCGGTAGCTCATGGACCTCAAAACCTTTCTGCTGGTATTATCAATCAGCGCTTTTACATTATCTGGCGTGATACTGTGTATGGTAGCCTTAGAGGAAAGGTACGGCTTAAAGCCAACATTCACGATAGCATCTTTTTTGCTTATCGCGGGGCTGATACTCCTGCTGTTGTCCAGAAGTTGATGGAAAATCCCATTCAGGTTAAAGACATCGCCGGTGTGACACGCACCATGTTGATTCCACCAGATATCAAAGCAGGGGGCTGGTTCTGGGCAGACTTAAAGAGTTGATATGAGTACCGTACTTTTCGATAAATACTTTGCTTTCGTTGAGGAGACTGAGCCACCACTAGTGTTCCATAGGTGGAGTCTACTCACGGGGTTGAGTGCGCTGCTAGGCAGGCAATACTACATGCCATTCGGGGATAGCAATATCATGCCTAACATGTTTGTAATGCTAATCGGCGATCCTGGCACTCGCAAGTCCACTGCTATCAAGACAAGCAAGCGTGTGCTTAGCACTGCCGGGTTCGAGAAGTACGCACATCAGCGCACGTCTAAAGAAAAGTTCCTACTTGACCTTGAGGGCATTGAAGATGACACAGGTACCATCAACGCCAATTCGGCTATGTCTAATCTATTCGGAGACGCGTATGTTGGAGGGGATCCTAAGCAAGTTTACATTGTTGCCGATGAGTTCAATGAGTTTGTTGGCTCAGGAAACTTGGAGTTCCTATCCTTACTGGGCAGTCTCTGGGACTGGGATGATCCTAACCAACCCTTCACTCAACGACTTAAAACATCCAGAAGTGTTAGTATTTATCAGCCCACTCTTTCTATCCTTGGTGGGAACACACACGCAGGATTTGCAGAAGCTTTTCCACCGCAGTCTCTTGGACAGGGTTTCTTGTCTAGACTCTTACTCGTGTATGGAGAAGTTAGTGGAAAGAAGATAGCGTTCCCTAAGAAGCCAAGTGACAGTATCAGGGATGAGTTAACTGCTGCGCTCATTGAGATACAGCAAACAGTGCAAGGGCCTGCTACCTTTACCAAGCAAGCTATGAATATGCTAGAGACAATCTATCGCACGTTCCTAGGACTTGACGATGCTAGGTTCAAGCACTACAGCACTAGGCGTCACACGCATTTGCTCAAGCTATGTATGCTAACCGCAGCCAGTAACATGCGTACGGAGATACAAGCACCTGACGTACTGTTTGCTAACACTCTCTTGTCCTTCACTGAGCATAAGATGCCACTGGCAATGGGAGAGTTTGGTAAGAGTAAGAACGCAGATGTGGCGGCAAGGCTGTTAGCTGTCATGGCAGAAGCAGGTAAGCCAATGGATGTTAACGAGCTTTGGAAACAAGTGCAGACTGACCTGGAGCGCATTGACGATCTAAATAAGATCATGGCTGGACTTGTCCAAGGTGGCAAGGCTCAGTACGTATCTCGCACCAAGGGCAGTGATGTGCAGGGATTTTTACCTGTGAGAAAGATACTTAATAATAAGGCTGTGTATTGTGATTTTTCATTACTTAAGGAGAGCAAGCTATGACAAACCAACCGAGCAACTAGCATGCCCGCTACTTCTGCGCTACAAAACAAACTTCGAGCCGTGCTACATGCAAACCCAGACGGACTAGCTAGCGAGCAACTTGCCAGGTTGTCTGGCGTACCAAAGGTTAGCATTTACGGCATACTGCGTCACATGCCTGATGTTTATATTGACAGGTGGGCAGTTGGTTCTGCTGGTCAGCTTACGGCAATATTTATAGCAGCACTTCCTCCGCCTGATGCACCTAAGCCAGAGTCTGCATACGTAAAGGGTCTTCATAGGATTACATTGTGAGCAAAAATCCACCGAGCCTAGACTCCACTAAGCGAGCTGCGGTAGATAGTAACTACCACTACATTGAGATTGATGAACATACACCAAGGGGAGTAAAGATACAAGTTATTAACAGACCAGCAGGTGTCGTTGCATATGGCAATTACCAATCAGGTGATTGGTGGACTCACTGGGCACCATTGCCTACTTTCTCTAAGGACTAATCATGACCTCGCAATTCAAAAAAGATATTATCCGTTTCAATATGATGTATGGTATGGCTGCCGGCTTTGAGCCTGCCATTCCTTTCAGCACTTCGTCTGAAAAAGGTTCAGCCCGTGTTCAACTTGTCAAGCGCCTTGATGAGTTCAAGAAGATGCTGCTTGACGAGGTTGATGAAGTTGATGAGATCATCGAAAAGACCAAGGTAGGTGAGGCGCCTATTGACATTCTTGTTGACTTGGCAGACTGGCTTGGTGATATCCAAGTGTTCTGCGCAAGCGAGATGCTGAAGTTTGGGCTTGATAATGACTTGGTGCTGAGTACCATAATGGCCAGTAACTTTAGCAAGCTACAAGCTAACGGTACGCCACTGTTCATTGATGGCAAACTCCAGAAGGGGCCGGACTACTGGAAGCCTGAGCCAAAGCTCAAGAAGTATTTTGATCTGCTGCTCAAGAGTAGAAGCGCAGAGGAAGAATCATGAGTAGCATTGGCATTGCCAGTGCAGCGCAAGTAAATTGGCGCGCTGTTGTGTTTGATGCGCGGGAAGGAATCGTAGTAGTGGATGTTGAGGCAACCACTGACTCAGAAGCTAAAGGTAAAGCTGACTCGCTAGCTGCTACTCATCTCTCCTGTGGCAATATATTGGCAGTCATTGTTTTGCGCCATGCGGATATGCCGCCTAAGTGGATGAAGCGCAAAACATCAGTCATGACTGCGCCCGAGCAAGAGTTTTACAAAGGATTTGCAGAAAGCTTGGACACGCGGAAGATTGAATACAAAGGCTAACACTAGCACTTAGTACACTGAAAAAGAAAAGCCCCCTTGGACTTATCATCCTTGGGGGCTTTTTTACGTCTGTTGTTTTCTACTCAAAGGAATCCTGACCAGGCATGAACTCTTGGTTACGGTAGTCTCCTACAGTATCTCCGCCCATGATAGTTTGCATCTTCTGGGAGTAGGGACTGCCAAGCTTGTTAGCCATTCTGTTAACTACGCTCACATTAGAGTCTCGTGTCCATCGTTGCATTGCCTGAGAGAAGTTCTCCACTCTACCGCCACTGCGTGTGTAGCGTAACATGAAGTCATCTAGCTCCTCACTAGTAGGCAGCTCATTGTTGTACAACTTAGTCTTAACAACTTCTCCGAGTCTTTCAATTCTTGCACGGTCCATTGCTTGGTAAGATTTGTTACGATACATGGCGTTAAGAGCGACTGCCTCATTCATGGGCCTAGCTCCCATCAGCCGGCTGGCACCTTCGAGACTCAGTGCTCTCTCAGCCAGTGCGCCAAGTGCAGTAGTCGCTTGATAATCACTGGCAGCACTAATCAATGCACCCTTACTGTTCGTACTCTGTCCTGCCATCAGCTGTGCGAATCCTGCCAGTGGCCTGTTCCACCCCTGATGCTCAAGTCCTTGCAGCAATGCGTCGCTAATATCTGCACCCCCACCAATGTTTTTACCTGTGTCATAGAGGCTCTTGGCAAGTTTGATGCTTGCGCTAACTGCTGGCACATCCATGATTGCAGTAGGCACAATCAATAAGTGCCGTGGATTCATGTCTCCACGGGTAAAAAATGCAGGAGCAGAACCAGAGAATAAGGGAAAAGCAGAGGCTGTGCCATACAGCATCCAGTCACCAAGTTCTTTGTTAAATTCAGGTAATACACTGTAGGCATCCTTGTGCTCAGGATTCTCTGACACCATCTTGCCAATGAGATAGGTATTGGTAGCATCAAAGAATGGCAGTCCATTCATTCCAAACATAGATGCTTGCAGTCCTGCGAATACTGCCACCGTCCTTTTGTCACCTCTTTCGATGTGACGGTGCAGTTGCTGCAGCACGTTAAATGCGTACGTTTGGAACAATGATACCGCAACTCCAGTGGTTCCTTGGAAGATGACAGGTCGTTGACTCGTGACATAGTTACCTTGCACTCGATTGACGAACGTACTGATGTAGGCATCTTGCTCTTTCAATGTCATTTTACCCGCATCTACTACTGGCTGGCTGAGTTGCCTCATCACATCAGCAGACACGAAACGAGTGAAGTCTTCTGAGAAAGTGTTGCCACTTATCTTAGCAGCCATCTCGACCACCCTGTCTGCATTCTCTGCAAACCTACTCATTGGCATAGCAGGATTGTAGCTGGCCATATCAAGCATGTCATGGTACATGCTAGTTACAGTTTTCATTGCCCCCATATCTTTGTAACGCTGCGTGAGTGCTGCCTTGTCTGCGCCAAAGAAGTTATTGATACTCTCCCCGATAAGCTTACTTGTAGATGGGACACGGATGCCTTCTCCACCTGGCAACGCAACGCTCATGAGTTCCTGCAGTTTGCCCGCTGCCGCTGGATCAGTTTTCAGCAAGTTCCTGATACTAGCGAGTTCTGTACCCAGCATGATAGGCGTGGACACAATGTTAACAATGCTGTTTGCAAAGTCCAGGCGCAGCATGGTAGTAGCCAGTGCCATGTTGACTTTCTGGAACGCGGTCTTTACCAGGTTCTTAGGATAGCGCTCGTTGTTTACAAGATACTCAGCTTCATTCTGGTACAAGCGGCCAAGCCCCTTAGCTTCCATTAGCTTGTTGGCATCTTCCCAGGTAATAAGCCCAGACTTGGCGTCACGGAAGCCTTTGTTAACTGCGTCGCCTGCAGCCATGCCAACTTTATCTACAAACTCGTTGAGTGAGTCGAGCAGTGGAAACTCTTGTTGCTTACTAATGTTCAGTGCAGTCTTAACAT